GCAATTCCTGCCTCCTCATGAAAGAAGTATTTAACCGGACCCCCAACACCATTTGTAGGATCTTTCTCAAAGGACATGCCTTGTATGGTACCTTTAAGACCTACTTCTGTATTTCTATCTCCTTTTCTTACTTGAATCTTTTGTTGCCACATCATAACCTTGTCTGGAGACATAGGTCTATACCATGCAGTGTGTTCATTTAAGAAAGCAGCATATTCCTGTAAGAATTTCCAAGATCCTTTCTCATTGATATAATCTTTAAGACTTGCTCCAATCTTTAGTGTAACCCCTGGCTCAAACCATTGCTGGTTTAATAACTTGGCCATATGATAATAAGAAGATGCTATCTGCCGTTTTTTAAGAATAGCTACATGTTTGTAGTTGAGCTCTGCAAGTAATTCATATAGGGCCATGTGGTACTGTGCATCCCTGATTTTAGCAAAGTCAAATACTTGTTGTTCTTTATCAAATATGGGCAAGAAATTAAGCCACATATAATAGTCTCTGGTAATGTACCATGCCTTCTCTCCGGACTTAAAAATAACTCCTCTTCTGCACTTAAGTTTTTGGTCATCCCAGTATGTGACAAAGTCTTTAGATCTGGGTATTGTGGCTGTGTATATTTTATCTTTTCTGAATCTGGTTGACTCAGCATTAAATAGTTTACTTGTTTCATCAAAGTTATATTTACCTGGTTCTTTAAATATACTAAATACAAAATCAGATAACTCTTCTCTGGAACTAAAGTCTGTTATAGTCCAAGTTCCGTTATCCCAAGTTGGTATGCTTTCAAATATTTCCATTAGTTATTTATTGATCATATGCCATACCAATTCCTCCACGGCTTCTGCTTGATTGTTCTTCTTGCAGGTCTTTATATGCTCCTTTAAATGATTGTCTTATAGAATCAAAGTCTTTTGCAAGAGCTCTAATCTGACCTATATTACCATCCTTACCATCTGTAATCTGTGTAGTAGAAAGATATCTTGCAATTCTATCTAGAGCTGTTCTCATACCATCATAGGCTCTGGATGTAGGTGTTTCATACATTCTTTGACAAAACTTAAGTGCTATAAATATACTATTATCTTCTGTTGAGAAGTCTCCATCTATTTGTGTCATTATCAAAGGTTCCTTATCTACATCTGGTGTATGGAAAAATGGATTCATATCCGGATTTGGACAGGTCATGTAGAACAAATATTGATATATTTTTAAGTAATCATCCGGATATTCCTCCATTATATCTTTTAAGGCTTTCAGTGTGTAACAGTGCTCTGTAGGAATAACTACATTATTCTGTACTTCAAATAGTTTAATAATCATCAATGTTTCTTTTTAATTGGATTTTCTTTTATATAATGCAGTACTCCTATTACTTCATCTACAAGATATGGTAATGATATTGGTATGACTTCTTTTATAATAGGGCTCCCGTTATGATCTTTCTTACTGATAGGATATCCCCAATTATCTTCACCTTCTATTTCAAATGTTACATGATGCACAAATATTCTACCTGGTTTAAGTTTAGGATTGTGCTTCAATATAATATACATATAAATACTCAGCTGGAGTGCATAATGATTTAAATGGCAATCCTCAAGATTATTAACAGGATGTGACATCATCTGTGTTACACCCTCCCAATTAGTAAAGCCTTTTGTCTTAATTTCTTTATTAGTCTTGTAGTCAATAATATTTACTTTACCATTGACTACTTCAACTAAATCTGATTGGCCACATAAGCCTGCTGACTTAAGATAGACCATATGTTCTGGATACACGCCTGGGTCTAGTTTCTGTGATGGTGCTGTTCTCATACCATGATTCTCACCAGATGGTTTAAATACAGGAACAGTAACCCCTTCTCTTTCCATAGATGCTAGGGAACAGATATCATCTTCTCTTTGATTGTGATACCATGTTCCTAGTGTAGTAGATCTGTCAGCTTCATTAGTCCATATCTGTTGGATAATAACTGGATCAATACCATGCCATTTAGATCCTTTCTTTTTACTAGATTTCTCAGCCATCTTCTTTGCATCAAAGGGTTGTTTAAATGCACTTACTACCGTAGTTACACTAGTCCAGTTTATATTCTCTTCAGGATTTAAACTTCTGTAGCTATGATCCTCAGCTGTAAATACTATACTCATTTCTTTAGTTGTTCTTAGGCATTTTCAATAATTGTGTTAGCTAATAAAACAGATGCTTCATCTGCAGACATCATCATCTTTCTAATATTAGTTACTTCTTCCTGACTAAACTTACCTTCCATACTAGCTATCTTAAGTCTTAGAAACTTATTCTCAAGTTCTAGCCTTTCTAATCTACCTAGAATTTCTGATAATGTACTTGTTGATGTAATTGATGGAGTTGCATCTTGTATCTGATTCCATATACCATTTAATCTTGTATTATAACTATTTGCAGGATTTGTAGCAATAACTTTATTAGGATCTTTAATATACATACCGCCTGCAATCTTTAATTTATCTGTAAACTTTGACATAATATTAATCTTTAAGGTTATCTAACTTATCTTCTTCATCTTCAGTAGCAATAGCATCCCATTTACCCAATGGGCAATCTGAAGATAATGATCTTGTCTTAAATGCAAGTGAGCAACCACATTCATTACAACATGGTGATGTACCTTTTACAGCACATTTCTTACCTTTACTTGGACACTCATCACAAATGGAATATCTTAGTGTTGCTATTTCTTCTACTGTCTCATCTCTGATAACAGAATTAGTTATTCCTTCAATTATCTGTTTCCTGTTGTCCCAGATTAGTTTTAGGGTATTCTTCATCTTTTTTCTTTTTAAAGGTTTCTTTTCTTTGTTCTTCAAATAGTATTTTTTGTTCTAGTTTAATAAGAAGATCAAGTTTTGTCTCAATTCTTTTTTTATTAAAATATGCACCAAAGGTTGATGTGTCATGAGTTTCCAAAGACTTTTGATATCTTGGAATTGCTTTTTTTACCAAACCAGTTTTTACAACAAACTGACCAAGACCATCAACATTTATTCTAGGGTGTTTCAATCCTGTTAAACACTCTCTGATTTTTTTATAGTAAAAGTCAACAAAGTTTTCTACTAGTAACTCTTCTATATCTAGATCTTCAGCTACTTGTTTATATAGTTTAGATGCTTTCTTTGGAATCATTTTGTCCTAGAAATTTAAAATCTAATAATATAACACCCTCAGTTTGTATTTTTAAATCTGGATTAAGACTGATAATTTTTTTGTTCTCTGGATCTTTTACTACCAGTCCATTTTTCTCAGCTTTATTTACAGAGTTTCTTACTGTTTGAGGAGACTTGAATATCCAATCTTCTTCAGAAGATGCATCATAACAAAATGCAGTTAGTTCAATGGGTTGGTTGAAGCTTAAAAGTGTTAAGCAATCAAGATCAGAATCACTCATTGTTATACGGTTAATATAACAATGAGTTAGTATCTGAAATTTTACAACATCCCATTTGGGCATTTTAACCCTCTTTTGTACTTGATTTACAAGTGCCATGGTCTATTGTTTTTTAAGCTTTCTTTCTTTTGGAGTTTCTGCTGTTTCACCTTCTGGTTGATCATCAAGATCCTCATTGTCTTGAGGGTTCATCATCATTGCTAATTGCATTTGAATTGATGTTCTTTTAAATCTTACTTCATCTATCTCAGCTAGTTTCTTTTCATAATTTAACTGAGCATCTAGATAAGGAATTGAGTCTTCATAGAACTTAAGCATCTCAGCTTTTTTTGTTGTTAATTCTTCTGCTGTTAGCTCTCTTTCTTCATGATGTTGGTTCATGTTTTCCATTTTTATATTTTTTAAGTTTAGACAAATATACAATTTTAAGTTTAAACTATAGATATTTAAAATAAAAAATCCAGGCATAGAATATACCTGGACTATAGTAATTTTAGAAGATATTTCTAACCTCCTTTACTTTCTTTATATTTTTTAAATCCAGCATAACCTGCTAAACCAGCACCAAGTACACCAAGAGTACCAAGGACACCGCCTTTACCTTCTGTAGATTTACCTTTACTTTTAAACTTTTTTCTACAACCTGGTTTAGGTTTAGAACCAGAACATTCATCTGTCATGCCTCCAAGTTCAAAACTTTTCATTGATCTAATCATAGGTTTAGGTCCACCTTTCTGCATTGACTTACAAAATACTGTAGCATCTGTAACTCCTTTTAATCCATTTTTCATATTATCTATTTTTAAGTGTAAAATTTAGGATAGTAAATAAGTAAAAATCTCTTGTCTTATCTATTTCTAAACTAAAAATATCTAAACTTGAAATTCTGATCCTTACAGTTATCTTATCCCATTGTTTGTTTGTAGCTTTCCAATTGTTTCTAAATTTCATATTATAAGCTTAATAACATATCTATTAATTCTTGCTGCGGGAACATGTCTACTTTACCTCTTAGTACATTAGTATGTGTATATAATCCCGGTTTTGCTTGTGCCTTAGCTACATCACAGATATCAAATCCATCTGCTCCTTTAGCTTTAATATACTCTACTAATCCTATTCTAGGATCTATATTATATTTCTTAGATACAAACAGTATCCATTGTTTTAATGCAGTTATTTGAGCATCTGAGTATCTATGCCAGAATTGAAATCCACGGAATGGTTTAGCTAGCTTAACTATTTGACTAGGATCTGCTATTGTATTGACATAAGTTCTACCATTTACTATCTGACCCATACAACATACTTCAATAGCTACAGAGTTTCTATGCATTACAGAATTACCTGTACCAGTATGCCATCCATATCCTCCTTCAGGAAAACATTGGATTAGCTCACCATCAAACTTAGTATTACCGTCTCTAACAGATTGACCTCCTAAGATAAATTCAGTAGCTACATTACCTCTATCATCTCTAGCCCACATGTCAGCAACTTGGTATGGGTTTTCCCATCCTGCGGTATGATGTAGGAAGATCCAGTCTTTTGCAACTGGTCCAGGAAAGTAAGTACCAACAGTCATGTGGTGTTTCTTAATCTCTAATGCACTTTCTACTTCTAGGTTCTCTGCATTATCGGTATTAAGGATTCCCATGGCTGCCCATGTTTTTTTACCTACTATACCATCATCTAGTAATCCATGAGACTTCTGCCATGCTTTAACTGCAGATTCAGTCTTAGGACCAAAATCTCCGTCAGCTGTAAGTTTTAAAAATTCTTGAAGTGTAACCACTGAAGGTCCTGTACTTCCTTTTTTTAAAACAGTCATTTTTTAATCTTGTTGAATTTTTTACTCATCATATGAGCTACCCATGCACCAACTCTTTTAAGTACTGGTGTTTGAGCTTCCACTTTAACTGTAGTACCTTCTGCAGTTTTAGTAACTTCAACATCTAATTTTCTTGAGTCAAGTACAAAAGTTTTTTTCTCTTCATCTGCATGTACTGTAACATCTACTTTTGGTGTGTCTACAACAACATCTAAGTTTTTGTCTTTTTTCTTAACACTTACTCTAGTTTTCTTTACTTTAACTTCAGCATTAATTTCCACTGGGGCTTTTACCTTCTTGGCCATTTTATTTTGTTTTATTGGTTACTTTATTTAATTCCTTATAATTTTCAACTGTTAATTGAGATAAGGTTGCTGCAACAGTTCCTGCTGTTACTACATATCCTGCTATTGTTACTACTAAGGCAGGTAATGTTATTGGAGCTGCTACTATAATGGTTGCTGCTGCACCTAATGCAATTGCTACTTTCTGGACTTTCTTCCAGAAGTTAGGTGTTTTAGCTTTCCATCTTCCTTTCAATTCTTTCATTTTGTTTTGTTTAACACAAACATCTTAACTGCATCTGATAATTCACCTACATTCTTTGCTAGGTTCTTTATCTCAAGCTGAGTAAGTTCTTGCAAGGCTTGGTATTTTATCTGTGTCTCTTGTTGTACTAGTTCAATTTTACCTTTTAGCTTTCCTTGTTCTTCTGTATTCTTTCTAACATCTCCGTGGATAATTTTTAAAAAGTATCCAAATATAGCAAAAACAAGACTTGTTATAAAAAGACCTATGGTTAGTGTTTGTGTGTTCATTGTTATAAGTTATAAATATATATAATAATATACTGAAAATTATTCATATAACAATGGATTGCTAAGTATTTTTACTTAGATTCCCATATCAATGATTACTTCATATCCCATTTGCTCATAAGCTATCTTAGCATATTTGTGAGCTGTTTCTAAAGATTGTACTTCACCTTCCTCAAGATTAGCTTTATAGCTGCCAATAGGAACATCAGTATAAAGCATTTTACCTTCTTCAAATGTTGCTATGTTAGCAAATGTTGCTACCTCACCTTCAATAGTAGTACCTGGAAAATCACCTACAAAACGGATTCTACCATAAACTTCTGGTAACTCAAGGTCAGTTCCTGAAATTGTAATCTTTTTTTCTTCTGTTGCTTTAATTAAAATTGCCATAATATATATTTTTACGCTAAGATACCTAAATTTCTCAATGCTTTAACTACTTGACCTATTGTGTAACCATCAAAAGTAGCTGTGTCATTGAGTATGCCTGATGTGTTTGTTACAAATGTAGATGCCGCAACTCCAGTTGTTTCTTGATACAGCTTAACAATAGAACCATTCTCAGTCCTAAAATGTGGTGCTGCATTACCTGCTGTTATGTCATTTGAATATTGTTGGAATCCATCAGTAATACTTGTTATTGGTGATGTTCCTGAGGTTACAAACACTGTATTTGTTTCTGCTCTACCCGTTGGGTTATAAGCTACGCCAATATTACCTTTTCCACCACCTATTACAAAATCAACTTGATTGATTCCCATTACAATAGCATTGGCAAATCCATTTACAAGATTTCCAATATTGTTCCCAAAAACAAACATTCCAGTTGATGTACCACCACCGCTCCAAGACATATTAGAACCAATAACCATTGACCCCATATTACAACTCAAGTTAAATCCTATCTGACTTACACCCCCTAATTGTATTCTATTGCTATTTGCAACTCCAGAACCAATAAAAACTGATGTTGGAACTGTTGATGCTGAGTTTATAGCTGTAACTCCTGCTGTACCACTCCCTGAACTGTCTGATGCATTTATTAGCACCATATTATTTTTACTATTCCCAACTCCTGAGACAGTTGTATTTACAATAAAGTTTTGCCCTGTGTATGCAGATGAAAATCCTGTTGTTGAATTTATATATAAAAGATTCTGATTGCCAACTTTTGCATTTACTTCACCTAATCCATTTATATCGGCTAAATTAGCAGTATCAGCACTATTCCTAACTCTGAATGCTATGTCAGTAGATAATGCACCTTGAGATCTAACATCTAATCTTGCTCCTGGTGATGATGTTCCTATTCCAAGTTTAGCGCCTGAATCAAGATACATTGAACCGCCAGTTGTTGTAAAAGTAATATTGTTGGTTGTTTGTAATCCTATTGAAAAATTAGAATTTAAACTTAATGAATTTCCAGCAAGTGTTAATTGTGTAACACCAGTTGCTGAGCTTAAATAAGTTGTGAAGCCATCAGAAGATAATGAACTACTGAAATTACAAACTTTATTGCCTGCAACTGAAATTAAACTACCTGTTCCAGCACTATTAAGAACTTGAAATGGTATATCAGTAGCAGCAGTACCAGCAGCCTTTAGGCCTAATCTTTTTAATGTATTATCATAAGTGAAATTTGCATCTTGCTGAACTACTCCTCCTGCTTGAAAGAATACTCTACCATCAGTTCCAGATGTTACAGCTGTTGTTCCTACTGTTATATCTGATGATGGTGCT